AAAAAAAAAAATGGCTGAAGTAATAAAACAGAACGGTGTAGTTGTTAGTCCTTCCACTGGTTCTGGTAATACCACTTTACAGGTAAAGGCAGAAGTTGCTAACCGTGGTAACCGTTTAGCTCAGACTGCCACTTTTGAAGTAGAGGGTTCCGGTGTAGCTGAGAAGAAGCAATTTGTTGCTAAGCATCTCCCAGCTGCAGAGTTCATTGAGTTTGATAATGCTAGCCCAGCAGTTGATAAGGGTGGTGGTAGTGTAACATTAACTGGTAAATCCAATACTACCAATATTACCTTTTCAAAAGGTGCTGGTGATGTCATAGGTGCAGATATTTCTGCAATCAAATTTACTGCAAACGGAGCTTCTGCAACTAGTGGTATTGCAATAACTGGTGACCCCGGTGCTAAAGCTAAGTACACTTTTAGTGTTACTTTGACTGCAGCAGCAAACGAAACAATTGAAGCCAGAACTCAGCAGATTATTGCTACTGCTGCTGGTGGACAGAAGGCTACGGCTACACTGAATCAGACTGCTGGTGATCCATTTATCGAAGTTACACCGATAGAGATCGATGTACCTCAGGATGGTTCTGCAGTTCAGGTTACGGTGGATACCAACACCACATTCACTGTTACTCCCAAATCGTAAAGATACGGAGTTTTGGTATAGTAGGGTGGGATATCTCTACTATACCCCAAATTTAATACTTAAAGTATGGCAAAAGTTACTATACCATGGGGTGATGGCTCGGGTGATAATTTTTACATAGATTACACTGGAGTTGAAGGGAGTTCAGAATCACTCATAACTTCCGATATTAACCAAACAGGAGTAGAAAGAAGAAAAACTTTAGTATTCAGAACTACAACTTCAAATGTAGTAACTGCATTACAAGCCGAGGCTTATTTAACAGTAATCCAAAAAACAGACAGTTTAGTAGTAGCTATGTTTAATAACACAGTTGCTACGTTCGGTACTTCAGAAGTTAAAGCTGGTTGGAGAGATACTAAAAACAATCAATAGATATGGCAAAGTTCGTAGATATAAATTCTCTAACAGAGAAGACTTTGGATGGTAGTGAATCAGTACAAGTATCTGATACACAGAAATCTAAGTTAGTAAATATCCTTACACAGCTTGGGAAGAATCTTCAAATGGCTGTTAACGGTTCTGATAGTTGGCAGCTTCCTAACTTTGATACGAATAGTACTCCAGTCCAGAATTGGCTTAATGCCTTAGCATTTGCTTGCGGGTTGCGGGACGAAAGTACCGGTTGGGGGCCGTTCAGAATCGTAAATGGTAACGATGGAGACATCGCTTACTTCGTTCTGCTTTGGTACGACAATATTAATGACCTTACCTATGCCTGCGTAATCGGTTCGTACCCAGAGAAGGTCATAACGCTGTACGAGAAGTCCAGTAAACAGCATCTTACCTCGAGTGATAATCAGGATAATGCCGTAATACAGGACATCATCTCTACCGGTGGATGGACTAAGGTCGCTACGATAAATGCAGATAGTAATACCATCAAACAGACTTATGGAACCAATACGCAGTTCTTGGCTCCGGTACAGGGGAGCGAAACACTACTGACGACGACCGTAGAACGTATTCTGTACGCACTGGGTTTCCGCGGGACGAATACCAATTTCCGTTTCCTGACGGGAGTAAACAATACGTCTGAAACTTACTGGGGGGTTGCTTTCTACAACTCCGGCCAGAGCAAGACGTTTACGGTACTGTTCGGTATCGGAGGAAGCTCGCTTCCGGTCGGTATGTACCAAAAGAGCGGTAATGTGACCGCGCAAAAATCGGTGGACAGCGAGTTCATTCAGGATGTGCTGTCGACATGGACTAAATCGTGGTCGCTGAATAGTCAGGGGACTATCTATACGTCTGACGTAATAGCAGCTACTTCCGACAAACCGATAACGCTGCCTGGTCAATTCGCGTTTCCGAGTTTAACGGACTTGAAGACGGACGCCTTCGTAAAGCAGATGATCCACAACTCGGGGTATCACGAGTCGAACTCTTGTTTCAGACAACTTATCGCCTCCTATGTTATCGGAGGCACCGGTTCGCAGGTTCAGGGCTACTACGGAGTCACGTGGTATAACAGCTACTACGGGAGAACGTACACGATGCTGGTGAACATGGAGCGTGCCAACGGGAAGTATATTACGCTGTACCGGAAACAGGGACGCCATATCGAAAGCAATCCTACGGATGATGCGTATGTAACCGATGTGCTGACAGGAGACTGGTTGAAAGTCGCCGATATAGGTACCGGTGGTTCGGAGCCTACGCCAATAGAATCACTGGCTGCAGAAAAAGTTTTAGTAGAAGCACCAACTTTATTCGATGAAAATACCTCAAGTACGTGGGATCCAACTGCAGCTAATAATTTACAGGAATTAGTTAATGGACTTCTATACCGAATTGGTGTTAGAATAACCTCAGACGGTCTGAATTTAGGATTCCGTGTTGCACAGGCAAACGGTAAAATAGCAATCATTGCTAATGATCAATCCTCATCAGATTACTCTGTATTCCTGTTCAGTGGTGGTTCTGTTATACACACATACTTGATCGACCAGAGTTATGTCATGGAGTGGATAGGTAACTATTCATCAGATAGTGATATAATAGCTAGCATAGAGAGTGATGGTAGTGAAACGGGTATGCTCGATATGGCAGGTATATCTAATTTCGCTACGAAGGCATACGTCAAGCCGAACGATGCTGTACTGACGATGTTCCCCTCGGGTTACAGAACTGTTATCCCGGGAGAGAACCTTACGACTAATCTGACCTCTGGAACCCTGAAAGTACAAGTTCCAAGTTTGCTTACTGCACAAGTAAAGAATGGTCCATTCCGTGATGCTGTAATAGACGTTCCATATGGTGTTACTGTACAGTTTGCTGATCAAGTAGGTATAGTATATAAAGCAGATGGTGTTGATGGATTTACTGCTACATCTGGTAGAAAGGTATATACTATTCACTTTGTGCCTACAACGTCGTCGACTACTAATATAACCTTTAGAGCATTTGTAAACGTGACAAACTATAAGTAGGATGCTTACTGCTTTTTTTGCTTCACAGAATGGTACAAGTAAAACAGTGCCAAAAACTCTGACATATCAGTTTGAGAATAGTTCTGGTATGGGATTATCCATAGTACAAGGTAACCCAGAAAACCCATTAACTTCAAGAACTGTAAATGTACCATTTAGTAATGATCCTTATGTAATTACTAGCAGGTTATCATCAGAGGGGAATATAACTCCTATGATATCTGTTAAGTCAGAAAATAACTGGGTATTAAACATCAGAGTTTACTTAAGAAAGTACGGTACTGCTACGGATACTTTCTTAGGTGGGTTAAATGTAGATAAAGATCATTATGGTACTAACACTATAGGTGGTACTACAAAAGTTAACTTTGGTGATACTTTAATTTATAGAATAGGTTTACTTGATGGAGTATTAACTTCTAAATCTATTGCTAATACCTTCCCAACAGGTAGTATCCAAGATCCATTCTATGGATTTAGTATGGAGGATTTATACACAACAAGTTTCATAGGTATGGAGTTAAAAAGAGATGAGCCATACCCTTATGACTTGGAAGTAAATTTAGGACCCAGTACAAAAGGTACTTTCGAGGATTGTAATGCAGTAGTAGAGTTCTACGAGAAATATAACGGTAAGATTGGTGAGATAACATTTAAATCCGATACAGGGGATAATATTGGTGAGACCCTAGTTGGTATGGATACTAACAAAAAAGTGGTTATGTATTTAAAGTATGTAACCAGTGCTGGTGTAGTACCCCCAACTCCATCAAAAGTTGCCATTGATTTTACTGTAGGTATTTCTCCCCGTTCACCCGGTACAGAAACTACGATATCCATTTATAATAAGGCAAGAACCCGATTATTAAAGAGTGTGACTTATGAAGATGGAGATGTAAGAGTTGGTTCTTCTACAGAGTTTACTAACGTACCTAATAGTGATAACAATGTATATTACTTAGTTATTACTGGGTCAGTGAATAGGTCAGAGTTATTTAACTTCTACGATGGAGGAGTATACATTTTCTAAAATAAAAGTATTATGAAAATATCAAAACTTGGATGGCTGTACGTAGCATTGCTAATAGCCTCAGTAATAATCTTCTCTTGTATTTGGAGATGGCTGGACAACGGACTGGTAGCATTCTTGCTCATTTTATATCCGATAGTGTATTTCATTGCCGGATATTTTGCTCATTATCTCAAAATAAAGGCAGCCATTAAGAAAGAATAGGCAATGTCCAGTATCTTAAAAGAACATCAACATAAAACTAAGTTTGGTAAGTTCTTGCATACTCTGGTGCATATCCTTTTGTATATTTGGCAACTACCTCAAAACTTAGCAGGTTTAATATACATGATCATACTAAGGGGAGAGAAAAGGATTCTTAAACAAAGAGGCACTGCTTTCTATGTAGCTCCTACAATGAATGGCGGTGTAAGTTTGGGAAACTACATCTTTCTTTCAGAAAGGTCAGGATTAAAGGAGCCTGCTTATGATCACGAGTTTGGTCATTGCATACAGTCTAGAATACTTGGGCCATTATATTTACCCATCGTAGGATTGTGCAGTGGTCTTCATTGCCTATTCCATAATAGAAAGAATAATTACTACGAATTCTGGACAGAGAAATGGGCAAACAAACTTGGTGGAATAGAAGGTTATGCCGGAGAGTACCATTATCATAAGGATGGTGTAATAAGAACTGTTTACTCAGAGTTAAAGGACTTTTACGATAAACATTTTTAACAATGGCAAGAACGGTTAATATCACTCTACCTAAAATATCAGACCTGGTTCTTCAAGTAAAGTTAAACGGTGAATGGCAAACGGTTGAAGCTTTAGTAAGTAACCTTGGTCCAAGTATGCAGATAGGGTATGATAGAGCCGTAGATAAGTTCTCAAGATCTTTACTGTCAATAGTTAAGAAGTCACTAACTTTGGGTATACCACCAGTTGGTGGTGGGGTAACTTGGCAACCGTTATCCCAAGCTACTATAGAAAGATACGGACAACATCCTATTTATAACCTGACTGGCCTTTATTCTAGGTCAGTTGGGTTATATAGGTATAAATCGAGAGTTCTAATAGGATTGCCTATTGGAATTAGGAGATCTTCTCAGAAAAAATTAACACTAAACCAGCTTGCTAAAATGTTGGAATCTGGATCCAGTGATGGTAGGATTCCTCCAAGGCCAGTATGGGCACCTTCTCTTAAAGCTGTTGGTGGTAAGAATAAGCTAAAGCAACTTATCCTAACAGAGATACGCAGAGAACTTCAAAAATATGGTGTAAGACCCAATCAAGTAAAATGGTAAATTCTCAGGAAATTATAGAGAGGTCCATATACATGGCTCTATTGAATATGGCCATTGAATTGGGCTACACTATAAACCCAGAAGACTATCTCCCAACCAGTGCAGAAAATGCTGCAAGGTTTAAAGAAGACCTTAAAAAGATCATCGATGACAAGGGGTTCTATATAGGTATCTTTGGAGTGGGTAATAATCATTCCAGAGGTATAAAGGAAACTCCTCGAATAGTAGTTGATTCAGAAGGTTTCTATCCTGGTGATGTAGGACTACCAAGACAAATAATACAGAAAGAAGAGGGTATAGGTTATACTGCAACCGAAGTACCTTATGAATCCCTATCACAATATATGAACATAAGATTGTGTGCTTTATCATCAGAACACATGAGATTGCTGCATCAAATTATGTTCTGGTCAGTACCACAAAGAGGTTACTTAAAACCCTACGATGAACCCGAGTTCCTATTCACAGGTAACATATACCTTAGGATAGTTAACTTTTACAATATGCCAGACCTGGAAAACGGGTTAATGGAAAAAGTATATCAATTTGAAGTACAGGATTGCCTCCTAGAGAAAAATACTCCTCCAGAGGTAATTACTCCAATAAGAGATATTTCTGTTCTTCTAGAAAATACAGATTATACAATTAAAGTACCATAATATATGGACAAAAGATTAAAAATACTTTTGGAAGAGGTTAAAGGTTCAGATCCTAACCTTGATACCATAGATAGAAACACAAGAGTAAGAGCTGGTAATTACCAATTCCCTTTCTCTGGTCAGCAGTTAGATTATCTGTTATTAACTTTAGCCAAGAAGTTATCAGATGGAGATATACTGATATTCTCTGATCCAAGTAATCCTCAGACTGTATTATCTGAGATAACCAAATATCAGCTAGATGATCCATCTAAAATATATACTTCTTATGAAGTGGTATTTGGAACTTATATAGGCACACTAAGAATAGATTCTCAGGATACTGCTAGTGTATCTATATTACAGTCTGGTAAAATCCTTTATTGTAGTATGAATTTGACCAATGGTCAAGTAACATTAGAAAAGGAAATACAGCTGGATGATATAGATAAGGTTACTCATGAGGAACATATATTAACTCTTGAGATAGGTGATTCTGCCGAAGTTAGCGAAAGGAACTTAGAAAAGTTGAGAGCTAATGCTGGAGAACATTTCCTATGTAACCTTGATTATGGATACGGAGTAGGCAGGTGGAATCCAACTGATGGTGGTAGTTCAGTAATAATGACTTCTGAGGGTATAAAGACAAGTTGGGACTTAGCTCCTGACGGTTCTATATCCAAAATAGAAGACGAAATATTGCCAGATGTTCCTTACCGAGTAAGTGTACCAGGCACTTCTATAAATACAGTTGTTGATGAAGTGATAGGGTCACAAATAATCAAAGCTAGTGTACTGGTAATAGAAGGAGGATCTACTGGGCCGATATCTTATTTAAGATGTGTAGATTCTACAAGCAGTGTAATTCAATTCGCTTCTATAACTAAAGATCTAAGGTTATCTGTACTCTCATATGATGTATCTGCAAGAAATTTGACCCAGGCATTCGTAAATATAAACGAAGAGCCAGAAGGTATTGCTAATTCATTATATCAGTACCTTGGATTTACTGAGGAAGAGTTAACTGCAGAACAGTTTAAGAATGGATTGAAAAATGCCATATTAGCTTACAAAGACGGGCCAATTGCTTAATAACACTTTAATATAATTAAATATGCCACAGACTCCAAGAGTAAGGTTCAACTTTAAGAACCTGAACGTGCAATCGAGTGTGCCTCTGTTGGGCGTAGTCAACATGGTAGCTATGACTACTAAGGGTCCGTTCGAAGACCCAAGTGATTTGATTTCAAGCCCATCTCAGTTCATTCGTATCTTTGGTTCGGAGATAGTTCCGGATGGTTCAGTATCGAACATAATGAAAGCCCTGGAAATGGGTGCAAAAGTTCGAGTATCTAGAGTAGCTGGTAAGGGAGCTAGTTATGGATGGGCAAAACCAATGGCTGTAACTCCAGCAGCTGCAGCACTCAGTGCACCATCAACTTCAGTTCCAGGCGGTTCAGCAATT